GGTTTACGATGCACCTGTAGCTAAAATACCAGGAACTAATAAACCTAGAACCGCTATGGCTAGAGGTCATTTTCAAGCAAAAAATTTAAGAGCAGGAACTAAACAACCTATAAATCCAGATCGTGAAGTTCAAGAATATCTTGATAAAGGAACTGAACGTCCAATAGGAATGGTTAAAGATAAAGAAGGTGTATACATTCACCCTGATTTGCAAACACCAGAAGAACTAGTAAACAAAGTTGATTTTAGAATAAAAGGTAAAAAAGTAAAATTTGGAGATGAAGAAACACCGTTTGATACACAGACACAAGGTGTGTTAACAAACCAGATAAGAAACGCGGTATATCATCAACATTTAGAAAACAGGCTAGTGCGTTGGCTTACAGAGAAAAAAATAATACAACAAGCTTTTCGTGAAAAGAAAATATCAAGAGGTAAATTTATTCACGACATGGAAAACTCTGACTCACATATTGCTAACATTACACGTGACATGCGTAAGTTAGGATTAGAAAGCATGGTGTACGACAAAGCTGCAAAGCGATTTAATTATTTTGGAAAACCTTACGGCCCAGATGTAGACAAACAGTTTGAAGGTATGTTGGCAGACATACCTAAAACTTATTTGTTACGAAACCCACCATACTCAGTATCAAAAGGTTTTGACAAATCAAAAAGAGAATATTGGCAAAAACCTATTGGTCATGCAAAAGGTGGACTGATAAAGAAAGGTATAAAAAAACTAATGGACAAAGCTGTAGACAATACAAGATTTGATCCATCGCGTAGAAAATTTTTGAAACAAACTGGTGCTACAGCTGCGGCTGCTGCAATGCCTAGAGCAGCGCTCAAAGGAGCGTCGACCTTGGCCAAAACAGCAATAAAAGAAGCAACACGTAAATCACCACCTTGGATAAAAGCAATGATTGGTGCTTTGGATTCTGTTAACACAATAGGTAGAACAGTCAAAAAAGGAGATAGTGAGCTGCGTTTGTTAGACAAAGTTGTTCAAGATTTTAGAACAACAAAAAGATATCAAATAAAAACAGCTGATGGAAATGTAGATTCTGTAAGTTACACAGAATATCCTAAAAGCGGTGACATACATGTAGAGTTTGACATACGTGATGATTTTCACAACAATCAACACATCTACATAGACAATAAAACTGGCACGACAGAAATAGTGGATGAAAATTATTACATGACATCGCCGGAGGATTATGCAAAAGACGATCCAATAATTTTTGATGTAACTACACCGTCACAAATGCAACAATTAGAAAAACAACTAGGTGTTATGCGTGGTGATGTAGATGATAGAATGTTAGATTATGCCTCAATACCAGAAGAATACGATTACACCACTTTGCTTGAAAGATATGTGGACACATACTCACCATCTGGTAATATTTTTAATACGAAAAAAGCAGCTGAAGAGTTTAGAGAAAAAATAAAGTTTGATAATATGACAGAACAAGAGTGGGAATCACAGTTTAGAGGGGGCACATTACACGGATTTAGAGACGGTGGTGGTGTAACTATAAGACAAAAACCAGATAGACCCCCACAGCCAAGATTTGATTTTGTAAGAAACATTAGTGACAGAGAAGCCATGGCTCGTATGATGATGGCAGAAGATGATAAAAATTTTGAGGGTGGTAAAGCAGTGGGGCACGTTATATATAATCGTGCTGTTAATCCTGAAGGGAGAAGTAGATACGGTGCGTATGAAAATATGGATAGTGATATAAGAGCCATCATATCTGCTCCAAATCAATTTACTCCTTTTAGCGATCGAAACACTAGATTTTTTGCTGACTATGAAGGTCAAGATTTAGACTTGTATAATAAATATCTTGATTATGCAGATCAAATTATAGCTGGAACAGCAGAAGATTTTACGGGCGGAGCAGATTTTTTTCTTACACCTGAAGCAGAAAAAAAATTTGAAGGTAATCTTTTTGGATTAGAACAACAGCCTAAGTTTGCAGGAGAATACGGTGGCCATAAGTTTTACAAATCATTTGAAAAAGGTGGCATGGCAACTCACGATGAGTTGGTTGCTCGCATAAAAAAGAATCCCCAAAATTACGCTGTAGGTGGTATAGTAAAAAAACTAGCGCCAAAAGTCATAGGTAAACTAAGAGAGTTTGCACCAAAGATAGAAGGACCAAAAACACCAAAACAGAGTTTTACTGTTTTTGACGAAGCAGGGTTACCTGTAAAAGATTTTAATAAGTTTGATGATGCAATGAAGTTTGCAAGAGAGGAACCAGATAGATTATCCGTGGGTAATACACCTAAACCACAAGCAGATGACACAGCTGGTGCAATGTTCTGGGGATCGAGAGAGAAACTAATAGATGCACCGTTTGAAACTGCAAAAGGATCAGAGTGGTTGGCATATTTAAAACGACCGTTTGCAAAACACAATCCTATAAAAGACATGGAGTTGAATGATACACAACTATCAACACACTTATCTAGAAACGCTAACAACAAATTATCTAAAGCAGATATCGTAAAAGATTTTGATGAAAAGTTAGCACCTGAAATTGACGTTATAGTCATGGGTGGCGGCAGAAGAGAGAGTAGTCAATCTTTACAAAATATATTGAGAACAGATTTACAGGGATTTAGACCTGGACCATTAAGAAATGTTTTAGGAGACTTACAGCTTAGAATAAATCCGTTGGCTGAAGCTATTGGTAATAACGATAAACAAGGTATATTAAGAATAGTAGGGCAGATGGAAGACTCTGTTCAAAAAAACTTTGGTGTACCAAATGCAATTACAGAAGGGTTTCCACAAAAATTTCCGTTTGAGTTAAAAGAACCATTACAAGAAATAGCACAACTATCAGGTGTAAGACTTGCAGGATTTAAAGATTATGCAAGGGAAGCAACTTACAGAGGACAACAAACACTTAGTGGTGGATCTAACTACCGTGAGTTTTTATTTAAATACAATCACAAACCTGGTTCAGTGCGAACTAAAGAACCTACATATACCTATGCACATGATTTTGGTTTAACATCTTCACAACGTGCAGGTGGTTTTGTACACATGCGTGCGTCTGACAGAACAGATGCTTTTGGTAGAAGAATACTACACATAGAAGAAATACAATCTGATATGCACCAACCAGTAAACGCTGCAGCAAGAAGAGTAAAAAAATATCAAGCAGATCAAGCAGCAAGAGGAGAACCACTATCAGACACAAGAGCTTATCAAGATGATGTAAGAAAATCAAAATATTTCCCACGTGCAGATATGGCAGAGGACGTAAGTCAAAGTGCTAACGAACAGCAAATGATGTTAATACAAGCAAAAATAGATGACTTGTTACAATTACCACAGACACAACAAATACAAACTAGAATAGCTAGATTAAATAGAGAACGTGCAAAGGTAAGAAAAATTATTGCTGATGAAGGAAAAAGATTAAGAGAAAGCAGACAAACTAGTGACATACCTCAAGGACCTTACAGTAAAACAGAGGATTATAACGAGTTTGTTATGAAATATGCACTGAGAGTTGCACAAGAAGGTGGTTATGATGGTATATCTATATCTACACCACAGATAAAAAATCTAAGCACATCACAAGGAAGCAGAGATTACATGGGCAATATCACAGCTTACGGTCCAATAGCACAGGGTGCTATGAAAAAGGTCGGTAAGAAAAGTGGTGCAAAGTTTATGAAAACTGTTATAACTGATGGCAGTAATAGGGCTTACGAAGTTCCTACCTTGATAATTAAAGATAATCCTGCAGCACAGGATATAATTAGCAAAGGACTAGGAGCATATAAGAGAGGGGGATTAGCTGTAAATGGCTGACGATAATAAAAATAATATAGATAAGGCACTAGAAGCACTTACAGGTGCATTGGACATAGAACCAACTGGTGAAGAAATAGAGGTAACACCTAAAGGTGTAGATTTTGAATCTGATATTGAACTAATGGAAGACGGCAGTGCCGAAATAAATTTAGATCCAAACGCACCAATAGACAAAGCAAACATACCACATGATGCTAACTTAGCAGAATACATTGATGAAGAAGAATTAGGTAGATTCGCAAGTGATCTACTAGCAGAATTCGAAGCGGATAAAGACTCAAGAAAAGATTGGGAAGATACCTATATCAAGGGTCTTGACATGTTAGGCTTCAAATATGAAGACCGAACACAGCCGTTCGAAGGAGCGTCCGGGGTCGTACATCCCTTATTAGCTGAATCTGTTACACAGTTTCAAGCCCAAGCATATAAGGAACTTCTCCCCCCAAGCGGCCCCGTACGAACTCAAGTAATAGGATTATCCACACCTGAAGTAGAAGATCAGGCTAAACGTGTACAAGAATTTATGAACTATCAAATCACAGAGGTGATGCAAGAATACGATCCTGACATGGATCAGCTATTGTTCTATCTACCTCTTTGCGGTTCTGCATTTAAAAAAGTTTACTATGATGGTTTGATGAAACGTGCTTGTGCAAAGTTTGTTGCAGGTGAAGATTTAGTAATAAATTACATGGCAACAGATTTAGAATCAGCAGATAGAATTACACATGTAATTAAAACAAGTGGTAATGATGTACGCAAACAACAACTACAAGGTTTCTATCGTGATATAGAACTAGCTACTGGACAAGTAGATACTGACGATGTTGCCGATAAGATAGACGATCTACAAGGATCACAAAAAAGTTATGGCTCTGGAGATGATGAGCACATAATATTAGAAATGCATATCAATGCTGATGTACCAGGTTTTGAGGATACGTCTGGTGTAAAATTACCTTACATTGTTTCTATTGATCAATACTCGCAAGAGATATTGTCAATCAAAAGAAACTACGCACAGAACGATCCAAATTTTATGAAGAATCAATACTTCGTACATTACAAGTTCCTCCCAGGATTAGGCTTCTATGGATTTGGTCTGATTCACATGCTAGGTGGATTATCAAGAACTGCAACAAGCGCTTTGCGACAACTGATTGATGCAGGTACTCTTGCTAATCTACCAGCAGGTTTTAAAGCTAGAGGCATGCGTATACGTGATCATGACGAGCCTTTACAACCAGGTGAGTTTAGAGATGTAGATGTAACAGGACAATCAATAAAAGAATCATTGATGATGTTGCCATACAAAGAGCCATCAGCTGTATTATTTCAACTATTAGGTTTTGCTGTAGACGCAGGTAAATCATTTGCTGCAATAGCAGACATGAAGATGGGTGAAGGTAATGAACAGAACCCTGTAGGCACAACACTAGCATTGATAGAACGTGGCACAAAAGTTATGAGTGCAATACACAAAAGATTACACTATGCACAAAAAATAGAATTTAAATTACTTGCAAAAGTATTTCAATTGTATCTGCCACCACAATATCCGTACATGGTTATTGGTGGCAACCAAATGATTAAATCAGCTGACTTTGATGATAGAGTAGATATTCTACCTGTATCAGATCCTAATATATTTTCTATGGCACAGCGTGTTACACTAGCACAACAACAGTTACAGTTAGCAACTGCTGCACCACAATTACACAACTTACGTGAAGCGTACAGAAGAATGTATGATGCAATGGGTGTTGACAATGTAGAAGGCATATTAAGACCAGATCCTGATTTACCAAAACCAATGTCACCAGCAATGGAGAATGCATCTGCTATGCGTGGTAAAGATCCAAAGCCTTTTCCAATGCAAGACCATCAAGCACATATCGCTGCACACGCAGAGTTTATGTTTACAAGAATGGTGCAGATCAATCCACAGCTTTACGCTATGCTACAAGCACACGTATCAGAGCACATATCCTTGTTAGTGTCTGAGCAAATGCAACAAAAGTATGCTCAACAGTTTCAACAACTTCAACAAGCTATGCAACAAGCACAACAGAATCCACAAGCTATGCAACAATTACAAGCACAGATGGATCAGTTGGTAAATCAACAAGCGTCTGAACAAGCACAGATGGAAGCACAAATGACAAAACAATTAGCATCTGATGAAGAAGCTAGAATAAGCAAAGAAGCTCAAGATCCTCTTGTTAAATTAAAACAACAAGAAATTGACTTGAAAGCTATGGAAACACAAGCTAGACTACAAAAAGATATGATGGTTGATGCAGAAAAACTAGATCTACAAAGAGATCAATTAGAAGCAAATACAACTATAGACTTGATGAGAGTTGCAGCTGATGTTAACAAAGAAGATTCTACTGAAGCAATGGCAGTATTGAAAGAAAACATGGCTACTACAAGAGAAGCTATGAAACAAAACACAAATCAAAATGGAAGAACAAAAAAAGCTACTGACGAAACTTAGAGACGCGATGGTTAAAATAGAAGAAGCAGCTCACAGTGAGATAAAAAAAGAAGACGATTATCTACAGGTTTGTGGTGCGCTCATGGCAGTCACTAGAAACATGTATGAGAAAGCTTTAGGTTCTGAGCAAACAAGAGAAATGTTTGCAGCCGTTGCAGAGAGTTTTGATTATCAATCTGAGATTATGCAGGTCTACAAAGACCACACTAATCCAACAATACATTAGGAGGTACTATGCCAAAGGTAGGAATGACAAGATTTCCATACACATCTGCTGGTGCGCAGCAGGCACAAAAGTTTGCTCGACAAACAGGACAAAAAATGTCTATGAAAAAAGGCGGTTCTGCTAAGAGTAAAGCAAAGAAGAAAAATAAGAAAAGGAGGTAATATGAAGTTACTAGAAGATATTTGGGCATGGCTCAAAGAATGGAACAACTGGAAAGCTAAAGATTGGATTAAAGCTGGCGTTGTTGCATTAGCAGTTATTCTAATAATTGGAGCTATCTAATGGCAGAAATTGATGCAAGATCAAGAAGATTGCAAGAATTAAGCACTCCGACCCCGTTTAATCAGGGGCCGGAGATGCAGAACTACAATCGTATGATGGAGCTGCAATCGCAAGCACCAAGCTTTGCGA